CTTCGACGCCCTTCCACCCGGTTTGCTCAGCGCGTGCACTACATGTCTTGCCCTGTGCGTAGGCGTAGAAGACAGAGTTCGCACCGGTAAACACGACAAATGAGCCGGCAGAGTATGTTTTGACAGCGCCGTCAAAGCCCGATACCGGGCCAGTCTTTCCCGCCCTGCAAGCTTTGTACTCACCGTTTGGGAACTTGACTTTGGTAGCTGCCATGAACGATTGGCACTCCGCAAAGGCCGTTCCTTCGTCGCACTGCATGTAACCACTGTCGTACAGCCAACATTGCTGCTTGGCGTGCGCACGATGCGCAGGGACCCCCAATAGGAGAGCGGCCATAAGCAGCGCAATGGCGAGCTTCAAACGTCAAGCCCCTTGACGCCTGCAATGCCGCAGCATGCGCCGACGAATCCGCAGAATAGAAGAACGATCATCGCAAGCCCCTTGATTCTTGCCTAAAGAACGGAGGTGGTGCCGAAACACCACCCCGCCCTACCGTGCATTAGCGGCCGAAGAAACCGGCCAGCGGTCACCGCTTCAGCACCGCTCAGACCGCTCAGAATGTCACCCATGTTCTCTCTCCTTCAGTTGGTTGTTGGTTGGTTTTTGCCGGTTAGCTTTTGAACATCGCTGCGACGGAACCGGCGAGCCGTCCAGTGATGAACCACACGAGTACCGCTCCGCAGCAAGCTGTGAACCACTGCAACGCGTCCTCCTTTGTGGGCATTGCGAGCGCCTGCTGCACGACCTCGTACACGCCGTACTCCGATGCACTGACCAGCACGTAGCCAGCGCACTGAGAGACGGGTTCACCCGTGGGGATCAAAGCCCCCTCGACGGTCAAGGCAACGCAGAGCGCCATGGATTAGGCCTGCGCGGCAGTGCGCGGTGCCGTCTTGGGCAACATGCGCAGGACAGTGAACTTGCTCAGCGACGCAACGCCCTTGTTGACCTGCAGCATCGATTCGATGTCAAGCTCGTACTCGCCTTCGGGATAACCGTGCTGGCCCTTGTCCAGGCGAACGTCGAACGGATAGGCGAAGCCGCCTGCCTCCAGCCGGGCCTTCTGCTTACGCGTGGTGTATTCGACGTTGTCGCCTGCATCGTTCTTGAAGCTGCCGCCGCGCTCACCGATTTCGTTCTTCAGGACAGTGACTTTGACGCTCATGGTGTTACCCCTCTTGGGTTAGTTGTACGGCCGCGATTTCGGGCCAATGTGCTGCTGTTTCGCCTGTTGCCCACCTCGGCAGCTTTGGCGAGGTGCAGGATTCGATAACCGCTTGCAACGCCTCAGGCGTTGAGCAGTTCTTGACGATGAATGTCAGGGTTGCGCCGTACTGGCGGCGCAGGTGGCGGCGTGCGCTCTTCCATGTGGCTTCCACCGCAGCCTTTGTGATTTCCAGTCGCGTTGCGACGCAGTGCAGGAACTTGAGTACCGGGTAGGCACCGAGAAGGTAGGACGCTGGGTCGCGCAGCAGATCGAGGGACAGTTCCTTGCGGTTGGAGTTGCGGAACTGCGCTTCATAGCGCACCCACTCCGACCCTTTGTCACCCTGTTCCCTGCCCTTCTCGTACACGCGCAGCTGCTTTTCTGACTTCTTACCGCCGACATAGAACGTCTTCCCGTCGCCGCTATCGTGGTCGTCTACGGTCTGTGCCTTGGGGCGCTGGCCACGGTTGTCGAACTCCCCATCGGCGTACCACTGCTGCGCCAGACGCAGCGGGTATTGGCCGATCAGGTCATCCGCACACACGTCGACACGGGTTAGTCTTCCTGCGCAGCTTTCGAGCTTCGCTCGAAGCTCCAGCCACCGCTTCGCATGGCCGCAGCGCGCTGCGCTCAGGGTCTTGCATCCATCGCCAGTTAGCTCGATGCGTGCGGTATAGGTGCCATCTGCACGGCGGCACTCTTCGCCTCCAAGCTCGATCATCCCGACGAACTGTTTATTAGCGTTGATGATCTTGATGCGCCACGTATAGAAGCGCCCGCCGGTGGCAGTTTCGTCCAGTTCAAGGCCGAGGCCAGCGAAGAACCAGCAGAAGATTTGCAGCGCGGCGATACGCGCGTTATCCGCGCTGGCATCGATCCATTGGCGTACCTCGTCCTGGCCGTCACGGTCGAGAAAGCCCGTCTCACGCAGGGCGCCGAACAGATCAACCGACGCAGAAAGCCAGTCAATACCGACCGTCAGGGTGCCCTGCTCGTTCCTGAATTCACTGACTCCCCTGTTAGACGAGGGGAGTCCTGCCGTCGCTCGCGCGCCGTCAGCCACGGATCACCTCCGCGCGTTCAGCAAAGCCAGCGGCGGCCAGCAGGTCGCCACGCTTCGTGGCGTCGATTTCGTTACGAAGAAGTTCGGCCAGCGCATCGGCTGCGACCTGGGTTTCGCGGGCCGGGTTTGGCGTGGTGCTTTCGATCAGGTCGCGCAGCTTGCGCGGGAAAACGGCGACACCAAGGGCGAGCGTGATGCTCGAGCCCACCAGTGCCAGCACGATGCAGATGTCAGCCAT